CTTGGATTATCAAGGTTAAATAGAGTTAAGAGGTAATACTTATGGCAGAACCAGTAGTTTCAAAATCAGCTGAAGGCGGTTTTATTAAAGGCATCACAATTAAATCCAATAAGGGTGGTGAGACTGCCGGATTAGATGGTGGATTTCTTAAGATGTTTTATCGTGAAAGTATCATGCAAGATACAGTAAGTATTGATCTTGCTTTCATGGATACTGGCAGCACTGTCAATAAAAAGTCTGTTGTTGATGGTTTGCCAGTCGTTGGTGGGGAATCTGTCTCCATAAAATTTGAAGATAATAATAAAAACATTTTGGAATTTGGTGAAAAGAAAAATAATTTTCTTTACGTCAACAAACTTACTCCACTTGTAGAAAATTCAAAGAAGTCAGGATACATGTTATCTCTTACATCTAAAGAATATATTTTGAATGAAAAGATAAGACTACCAGAAAGATTTGATGGTAAAATCTCTGAAACTGTCAAAACTATTTTGACGGCGGGTAATTTTTTAGGACTGGATACTAAGAAAAATATTGATGATATAGAAGAGTCAGCAAACACATACAACTTTGTTGGCAATAATAAAAAACCACTCTATACTATCAATTGGTTATCAAAGAAAGCAATTCCAGCAGACACCAAGGGTAAAAAAAGTGCTGGATTCTTTTTCTATGAGACCTACACTGGTTATCATTTTAGATCTATTGAAGGACTATTGAAACAAGATGAGAAAAAAAGAATCGTATATAATGAAACCACAGATAGTAGATCAGTTCCAAAAAATTATGACGTTAAAGCAGCAGATTATCAAAGGGATAGTCGTCTTGATGTAAGGGAAAAATTTAAGATAGGAACTTACAAAACTCGTCTGGTGACCTTTGATCCCTTTACTACTTTTTACAAAGTGGATAAAGTATCTCCAGATAATTTGACTACGGGAGAGGCAGCTAAATCTCTTCCCACCATGAATCCTGAATTTGAATCACCGGATGCAAATAGAGAATTTTCAAGAACTTTATATTCTATTCTCGACACTGGAACTCTACCTACTGGAGACTCTAACACTCAAATTAAAAAATCTGGGGAAGAAATATCTTACCCATCAAAACATTCGTTACCATCTATCATGAGGTATAATCAACTTTTTACCTCACAGGTAACGGTAACCATACCGGGCGATTTTTCACTTCATGCTGGGGATGCAATCTTTTTAGATATGGCAGAACTAGTAGACAACACCAGTGATAAGGTGAACAGTGAGCAAGGTGGACTATATATTATATCAGACCTTTGCCACTATATTTCACCGGACAAAACTTATACCAAGATGAACTTGGTAAGAGATGCCTACGGTAGAAAAGCAAAATCACGTAACTAACATGGAAAGTATCGAAAAGCATATTGAGAAGGATAAAGAAATCCTTCAAGATCCCACAACTAATCCTCAAATGCGTCGTCACATTGAAGGCGAACTGCATGAGCTAGAGGAGTATGTAGAACATCACAAGAAAGAAATTGAAGATGGTGATCATCACGATCCAACATACTTAGAACTTTATTGTGATCAAAATCCATCTGAACCAGAATGTTTGGTTTATGACGACTGATGGAAGGCGGATCTTTATTTAACCCAGGATTTTTAGGTGGAAGTTTTCTCTGGTGGGTCGGTCAGATTGCTGACGATGCCACCTGGAGAGATAATATCCTGCCTGGAAAACATAAGGATACACAAAAACCTGATGGTTGGGGTAGAAGATATAAAGTAAGAATAATTGGTCTTCATGATCAAGGTGAAGAGGCAGTTGACTCTGATCAATTGCCGTGGGCACAGATAATGTATCCTGTTACAGGCGGTGGAGGACAGACCTCTGCTACTCACACCTCAAACCTTAGACAAGGTATGATGGTGTTTGGATTCTTCCTAGACGGACAGGATCAACAGATACCAGTTATCATGGGAGTTCTTGGACATAATGTTCAGGTCCCTCTTGCTTCTAAGATTGGTGATAATAGAGTTACTAATAATAATCCTGGTCCTTTAGCGACTAGTGGAGTTGCTGAGGGCAGAAACCCACCTCCTAATGTTCCTGCTGATGGTGGACCAAATCCAGTTATTCCTGATGATGATTTAAGAGTCACAAAACCAAAACCAGTAGAGCAACAGAAAGAAGATGTTGCTGCTGATAAAATTAAAGAAACAGCACAAAAAGATGGAGGGTTATCTGCTGAAAATAATTATGGATTAGATCCAAGCAAACCTCTTACTAAAGAGCAGTTTGCTGACATGCGAAGTGCTATTGCTGAGGCAGAGGCACTTGGATATGAGAGAGGTAGCCCTGAATATGAAGATCTGAAGATGAAGAGGGTTGCTGAGGGCATCCGCAATCGTAGTAAACAAAATAATTCTCCTGCAGCACCAGTTCAACCTGGTCCAACAACAGAGGGTGTCGATGATACAACCGTTATTTCTGCAGGAGATACAAAAAGAAACACCATGTATCAGGAGAAAGGTGTTATACTAAGTAACTGTAGTTTCACATCTTCAAATTCAAAAGCAATTCAAACTGCCCTTGATAATCTTGTAAAAAAAGTCGAAGGATATATTAGCACATTTCAAAGTTATATTGATAAAGTATCAAACGTAATTGATGATATACGTAAGGTTTTGAATGATGTGGCATGTGAAATTGCAAGATACATGAAACCGTTACTAGATAAAGTAATGGAGTTTGTCCTCAAAAAATTAAATCAAGCACTGACTAAAGTCGTTGCGGCAATGCCTTCGAGTTTAAGATATCAGTTTGCTGATATGAAAAAAATCTTGACAGAGTTGCTTCTTTGCCTTTATAATAAACTCACTGGCAAACTTTGTGATTTATTGAAAGGTGTTCTTGATAAAGCACTAGGATTAGGTGATTTAGAAAACAAAGCAAAACGTGCAGCAGAGAGTGCTAATGGAGATGATGCATTGTATAGAAGATTAGCACCTAAAGTTCCTGCATGTTATGCTGAGAATATTACCGCACAAGTTTTTAAGTCAGCTCAACCGGAGATTGAAGAAGCAAACAATTCAATCATCGAAAACGTAGATAATTTTCTTGATGACATTCAAAAACAACTTGCTGGTGTGAGTGGTGCATTAGATGGTATAATGAATAAAGTTCCAGATATCTCTGGTAGTTTAACTGCAGCATTTGGATTTGAAAATATTAAAATGAATATCTTTGGTTGTGAACTTGAACCAAACTGTCCTGTGGATGATTATTACACACTACAGGGTGGAGGTGCAGGTCAACCTGATGCTAAATTACCAAGTCCTGCAGCAGTTGAGAAAGCGACCGCAGATGCAAATACTGAAGTTCCCACACCTGCAGAGGATGTGCCTTTCATTCAACCAACCAGTGGTCAGCAAGATACTAAACCTAGTGGAGCAGGGACTCAAACTGAATTAAATGAAATAAACTCTAATATAGCATAATAAATACTTAATATGAAGACAAAGTATAATCAATAATGTCATTCAACCTCTTCGGTCCCGCTACTATCTGTGATATTAGAGTCGGATATATTTCGACTGATAGAGGGTACGTTGATGATGTAAGCAGATATGATGCAAATAAATATGCTCAATTAAATCCCGGAACACAGTTTATTGTTAAAAACAGGGACGTAATTAGATATCTTAATATAAATGAAGTAAACAAACTTACCCCGGATGATCTTCTTCCTAAAACCATCCCTAATCGTGGTTGTGATGAGAGTGGTAAGAATACTTTTGGATTAGATATATACAATCCAGATGGATCTCTCAAGGAAGATGCCACTGGAATTCCAGGGACACCTAGAATTTACATTAATGGTGGTGGTGGAGTTGGTGCAGTAGCTAATCCAGTTATAGGTAATGATGGATCACTTCTTGCAGTGGATTTGGTTGATGGTGGATACGGATATAGATTTCCACCCCAGGTAGACATTGTTGACCTTGATGGTGTGGGTGCAGGTGCTGTTGCCATCGCAAGTCTCTGTCCTCCAAGTAAAGTAGGAACTTTGCAAACATTTGAGAATGAGGAGGATTTTGAAGAGTATGATCTTAAAAATTGTGCTCCTGAAGAAACTGATTTTGGTAGAAGAGTTGGTGCAGATGGTGAGGATTTAGGTGAGTGGGATCCATCATTATATGCATCATTAAAAGTTGATCCAATTAGAAGAGAGATATTTGCTTATCAACAATTCTTGAGTTCACTAAGAAATGGTTGGTGGAATACAAGAAAGGCAAAACCAATTGAAATTATTGGTGGTGACAAGAAAGGTTTAACTAAATTTGATGTTCAGCACTGGGCATGGGGTGGATCGAGAGAAGTTAAAAAAATTCCTAACAAGAAAGAAAATTTTAAAGAGGTAGAGTTTAAAGTATATACCCAAGGTGGTCAGGACAGAGGTTTAATGTTTACCTTTGTTGAAAAAAATGGTGATCATAGATTTAAAATCAAAGCAGATAGTTATCCAGATGGTGCTAAAGGTCAAAAAGTAAGTATTAAAGTAAAACGAAATTCAATCTACACTGTTACTGCCTCAGGTCAGTTTAGAGGTAAAGGCGTAGAACAAGGACTTCTTAAAAATTTTGGTAGAAAGGCAAAGGAATTAGATAAAAGATTCACAGACGGAACTAAAATCTTTGCAGACTTTACGGCATCATCTAACGATAATGATGATCTACAGATTGAAGCAACTCAAGGTAAGTTTAAAACAGACAATAGAAGACAACTTAATGGTCATAGCACCTACGATTTGACATATCAGTTAGAAGACTCTGGTCAGTTCAGAGTTGAAAAAGAAGTTGTCAAAAAAATAGATGATAGTTTTATGAATTCATATGCTATCTCTCCAGTTCCACCTTCAAATGTTCCCGGAAGTGATTTTGCAGGAATTCAATATTCAGTTGTTTATGAAGAGGACTTTCCATATGATGGTGAGTATATCTTCAAGGCAATGGCAGATAATGTCGGAGAAGTATATGTTGACAATGAATCAATATTTCAATTTAGAAAATTCAAGGGTGGACCTGACGTTGCCAAGAAAAATATTAAAGCAGGAGTTCATAAAATAAGATGTGACTTATATAATATACCACAGTTTGAAAAAGTAATTAAAAAAGGAGACCCGTCTAATATTACTTTTAAGATTACAACATCTGCTGCTTTTGCAAATGGAATTAAAATTCCTGAGTTAAACATTGACGTAAGTAAAAAATATAAAGGCAAACAATTAAAGGAAACTTTTAACCGTAATATTGAGTATGGTACAGAGTATGATGTAATCACTTCAAGTGGCGGAAGGGGAAGAATCAAACTTAGAACTGCTGGAAAAAATGTTCTTCAAATGGAGGAGTCTACTGATAATGATTGGCAAGATCTAGTATGCAGTGCAAGTGGTGGTAGATTCATTAAAATAAATGGTAATAGATGTAAATTAATTTTTGACGCACCAGTCAAAGTTGTTACTTCTGGTAAATCCAATGTTTCTACGACCGATAAACCTGAAGTTGTATTCAACACTCTGGATTATATTAACAAGGCAGATAGAAAACTTTTTAAAATTAATCCAAACCCTGGCAAGGACTCTGATTTCTTGAATAGATTTGGTGTTCTTCCATTTAATCCTGCTGCTGTAGAGAAAGAAGATGTCTTGGTTCCTGTTAAATCACCACCTCAACCAAAACCAAAAGCATCTATCGTTAAAAGGGGTGATGAGTTATTTTTAAAAGTAACTGGTGGTGGTAGAGTAAAAATTGACTTTAAATTAAAAGTTGATGATAATCTTTTTACCTCAGGGGTATTTGCTAGAGAGGTCATTATTGATACAGATGATAATGACTTGAAATTAAGAAGAGATTTAAGGGAAGAAAATTCTACTTTAAGTGGTAAGAAAAAAGAAACCATTACAGGATCTGGCACCTTTACTGGTGGTAAAGGTTATCGAATTAAAGTGATTGGTGGTAGTCCAACATCAGGGTTTAAAACCATTGATAAAACAACGGTTGGATTTGATGATGATATTAATAACGGGTATGATGAAAATGGATTGCTGAAAATTACAAACGTTAGAGCAATTCAGGAAAACGAATCAAGATATGTCACTAGGCAAAATGAAGTGACTAAAGTTGTTAAAAGATATTCTCAAAAACCTAATGCTTCTACCGACGCATATGCTGGTGTTCATATCATAAGATGGGAGAGTATTGATTTCCCTGTGGACGGTAATTATACTATCTCGACTATGGTCGATGATAATGTAAGGATATTCATCGGTAATCGTGATGGTGCTGGTAAAAAAGAAATTGGTAATGGACTTAGAAGTGTAGAAAAAGGTGGTGATGAAGTTATTATTGAAAAAAGAGGATTTGCTGATGGGACTAGCACTGGCAAAAGTGTGGACACAAGATTTTTTAAAAAGGGTAAGTATAGAATTCGTGTTGAACTAGAACAAATCCCAGGCAAACCACTGGCTAAAGGGAACCCGATGGCAGTTGCCATACAAATTAAAACTCCTACTACTGAAGTTCAAGAAGTTTTGTCGCGAAGAAGTTGGAATCAAAATCCCATGGGTGTTGCCCTAACCATTGATCCACCGCTCCCACCTATTCCTCAGGAACCAATTCCTAAAGCACCAGGTAGGTGCCCTAATAATCCCATCTGGTCAACAAGATTTCCTGATGGACAGAAAAAGTGGTGGCCTGTTACACATTCCAATAAAGATGGAACTAAAACGTGGTCTAAGTTTATGAATCGATTTGCGATATCTCCTATCCCCCCTCTAATCACGAAAGGTTCTGCACAGGGTGGAGTTGTATTTACCAACTCTTGGAACTTAGAAGTCCCTTATGATGGGTTCTATGGAATGAAAGGGACCGTCGATAATGGCGGAAGAATTTTAATTGATGATAAGGTCATTCTTGAAGGAGGTTATTTTTCAGGGTCTTCGTTTTCAGGCAGAAGAACTCTTGAGGGTTTTGCAACCGAGGTTCCACAAACGGTCAAGTTTCCTTTGACTAAGGGAAATCATACTGTGACCGTTGAAGTAGAAAATAGAGCACAAACAAAACAGAAAAAAATCAAGAACATTATTTTTGACACTGCAAATTGGGTGGTTTCATCTCCACCCAGACCACAAACCACTAAGGTTAATTTTAGAATATCCTCTGATGCTAAGTATGCCAATAAAATTGTCATTAGTGAACTAAACATCAATGAAAGTAAAAGATATGGTGGTCCTCAATTAAAAGCAAATCTATCAAGAGATGTAGAGGTAGGAAAAGTTTATGAGGTTGAACTTTTTAGTCCAGAAAGTAAAAGAGGGATTAGATTGAGATCAAGAGGATCTGTTCTTGAAATGGAAGAAGCCAGTGATAATGATTACACTGACATAATCTGCGGTGCTACTGAGGGAAGATTTTTTGATTTTAGAAATGGCACGAACAGCGCCAAATGTAAATTCATAGTTCCATATACCTCAAAATTTACTGGTCTTACTTCAGGAACACAAAAGAATGGAGTTACTTATTCTGGACCAGAACTTGCCTCTTATCGTAGTGGAACTCTTGGACCATTCTTGACTCCTAAATTCTTGAATGATCAAGATTATATTGCTAATTTTAATGGCACTACATGGGTAATGAAATGGTCTAATGTTAATTTCCCTGTCACCGGAAGATATAGAATTAGATCTGAGGCAGATGATATACTTAGTGTAAAAATTGATGGAGCGTTCATCTCCGAAGCAAAAACATTTGGAGGTGTAAAAGAAATAAACTTTAGTGCAAGTGAAGGCAATAGAATAGTTGAAATGGAACTCACTAACCTTGATTTCCAGAGAGAATTTAATGTAAACCCCACAGTTTTTAATGTTATTATCGATTATGAATCTAGTATCTCTGTGCCAGCAGAAAATCCATGGAGAACAAATCCTATTGGTATCTCTGCCATCTTGATTCCACCACCGTGCCCACTTGAGACAAAAGGACTTGGAAAAGTTTGCGATATTAAACCAATTCAACCTGGAAATGGATACACTGCTCCTCCTGGACCTGGTTATCCTGCGGTTCTTGAGGTCATAACTTTAGAACCAGAAAATCCTGGTATTAATTATGGTCCTGATGATGTTGTGTGTGTAATAAAAGAGGATGGAACAAAGGAGTGTTTCCCACCAAACTTAGGTCCATTTGGTGCTAATTTACCCATTGATGTATTAGTCACTACTACAACTTATCCAAATATCGTACAATCATCACCTACAGGCGTTAATTCAAGATTTAGACCAGTGATTAGGGTTCGCAGAGACCCTCTTGATGTTGATCCAGATCAAATTCTACAGGTCACAGACCTGGTTGGTCTTAAGAGAACTGGATATGTTGATGGTCGTGAATACTTTGGTGCCGTATTCTACAAAGATGGTGTTCGTTTTGCTGGATATTATGAGACTGCTGGACAACTCATACAGGTTTATGATACACTACAGGAGAGCATCGATGGTGAGGTCACTACAAGACCTTCCGCAATCCTCAGGCAGGGTACGGACATAACTAGTAACGATCCTAGACTTAACATTCCAGGAACACCTGATAACTTAACTTAATATGGCTAGTCATTTAAATTCAGGGTCTGATCCTAAGGGTGCAGACAACAGGGGAACAGCAAACTCTAATTACACTGCTCAACGTATTGGTAACGACCACGGCAATATAAAGTTTGGTCATATTCATAAGGATGGGGGCACAACTTCTGGTGTTCTTCTTGAAACAACAGATGCCCTTCATCATGTGACCCTGGAAAAAGCAGGGCAAAGGAAAGGTCATACACTCATGAACTCTCCTGGTGATACTGTTATCAAGGCAGGTGAAAAAAACGTAGAAAGTCAAACAACAATCTATGTTGAGGCAGTCAATGGTGACATTGTTTTAAATGCTAGAAATGGTAAGATTAGAATGAATGCCAAGGATATTGACCTAACTGCTTCTGGAGAGGGTGTCAACAAAGGTAATGTGACGGTCAAGGCAACAGAGAACATTTTTTTAGATTCAAAGAAATTTCTTGTCAATGCTTCTAATTTTTATAAAATAGTCACACCTGGTTATGCAGAAATTTGTGCTAACTCTGGGATGATTATCTATTCATCCCTAATTAGAGGTGTCACTGATGCTTGTGCAATTAAAGACTCCAAGGTTGGTGGTCAAAAAATTCAAAAAGAATGTAGTTCAGTTTAACAATGTCATTTAATTTAGACGACGTAAATATTGGTGGTCAATTAAAAATTGGCACGGGAATCTGCCCCGCTACTGGTGAGGGTGCAGTTAAAATTAATGGATCTGGCATGATGGAGGGTCCAATTGTTATTGGACAACCAAGTCATTTTCCTACTCCATATGCAACTCTTAATGTTGCACCTCTGCTTAATATTGATTCACCACCACCATTCACTCCTGGCGGATTGCCTCATGGATTGAGTAATCCATATTCTTTATGCTGCTCAGCTAATGCTGCAGTGATGGGGAATCTTGACGTTAATTTTAACGTGCAAGCAGGTTTGATGGTCTCTGGTGCGATCGTCAAAGATTATAGTGGGAACTTTTTGGCGGCAAAGAAAGACTTTGATATTCCTCACCCAACGAAAGAAAACTGGAGACTAAGACACGTTGCTCCTGAGGCACCATCTGCAGATGTATATGTTAGAGGCAGAATTAGAAACAGAACTGAGATTTCATTCCCAGAGTATTGGAAAGGATTAGTTGATTGGACAACAATCACAGTTAATTTAACACCAGTAGGATCACATCAAAATGTTATTGTAAAAAGATTTGATGAAGATAAGATTTATCTTCAATCAAAGGGTGGTATGCCTATCGATTGTTTCTATCACATTTATGGAGAGAGGCAGGATTGTGAAAGAAACATCGCAGAATACGAAGGAACATCTCCTGAAGACTATCCAGGAGACAATACAGAATACTTGCAGTCCGGTAAAGTTTAAGGAGATTTATTATGCCATCAACTAATAGAGAAGGTTCAGTCCCACCCGAAGGTGCTGCTGAATTTGTAGATAAACCCGATACTAAAAATTGCGATAAACAAGCTGGTGGTTGGGGAAAACCCATGACCGACTTTGAATATATTTGGTATGGAAATAAGGGTGAAGATGATTATCCAGATGATGCATGTAGACCTTATTACCATAAAGCAGCACAGATTGATAATTTTCAGGTAAATACTAATCTCACATCACCAAAAGCAACTATTCCAGATATAACGGGAGTAGCGAGTGGTAATAAATTACTTTCTGATTTTGACATTCCTCACGTTAGAGATGATAAAAAAAGAATTCGTCACATCGTTGCTGAAGGACCGGAACCAGGAATTTATATTAGAGGTAGTCTAAAAGATAAAAATGAAATTGTTCTTCCAGAGTATTGGGACGGTCTTGTTGATCCAGAAACTATTACGGTGACTCTTACTCAAATTGGATACTCTCAAGATTTAATTGTTGATAAAATTGAATGGGGAAAAATTATTCGCATTAGATCTGGTAGTGGAGCAAACATTAATTGTTTTTATGAAGTTTGGGCAGCACGTCACATTAATCCCATGGATCCTAGCGAAAAACTTCATGTAGTGTATGAGGGTGATAGTCCCGAAGATTACCCTGGAAATAATGAATATTTTCTCGTCGGTGGATGGGATTATGATCGTCGTGATACCAAGTGGAGGCGTCCAGAGGATAAAATGAGTTCTGTAGACCTTGACACAGGGTCCTGATTGCCCTATAATAGGCAGGTAAGCAAAGGACCCCATGCAAGACGATTACCTCACACGCTGCGTCGTTGATCCAGTCGCTCGTAAGTTTTATCTTTATTCTGAGCAAGGAGATGAGCGCGTCGTGGATTGCGAAACCGTTGATCAGTTCATGTCCGTGCTTGAGAT